TTTTTGAATAAAACTAAGTATTCTAACACAGAAAAACGTGGAAATGTGCGAAAATTGTTCGGAATTGAAGCAAATCGAGGCTTAAATAGTGAAATTTATACGAATGCACACATTATTTTGAGTCTAAAACGTGTTTCTCTACTATTAAATGAACGACAAGCACGTAGATATTTTAGTCAGTATAAAATGTGGAATAAAATGAACCCAGTTCAACAGGCTAATAAACTTATTCCTTACGCACAAACCACTAAATTGCAAGACCAGCTTGCTAATTTAAAGGCTAATTTAGATACTAATAGTACTATAGTGCTAACTCGTATCAACAGTCACACACGAAAAGACTTAGTTTCTGCTTTCGTTTATGGTTTGTATTATATTAACCTTATTGAGGAAGAGGAAAGAAAGAAAGCCAATCGAGACTGGAGCAAAGCTCAATTTAACTTTTTAAATTAGGAGGTGAACACAAAAGTGGAAGAAAAATTTTCTAACTATTCTAAATCGAACTTAACTGAATTTAGAAAATCTATTCAAGCCATGGGTACACCAGTAAATAATGGTACTATTGAAATACCTCAAGGTACAATACTTACGAATGGTCATAGACCAAACTTACCTATTAAACCTGAACTTATTTTAAAAACACCATTAGCTGATGTCAAAGCTTGGAGAAAGTTCTCAAGGATATATTTTGCCAATCCTTTATATAGAAGATTGCTAGAATATTTTGCTTATATATATTATAATTCTTATATTATATCTCCTATCTTTGACGATAAGAAACCTAATAAAAAGAAATTAATGAAAGATTATAACGCAGCCTTAAGAACTTTAGACGAAGATATCGAAGTAGAAACATTCACTAGTAAATGTTTATTAGACTTACTAGTTGAAGGAGAGACTTACTATTACAATGAAGAATATAGAAAAGGTGCTACTTCATATTACAAAACAATTAAATTGCCTACTGACTATTGTAAAATAATTGGTACGGCTGGTACTCCAGCAGTAAATATCTTTGCAGTTGACTTAACATTTATTGATGCCGCTATGGCAGAAATGACAAAAGATAATTTACTTACTATGGATGAAGTACTAAAACAATATCCTAAAGCTATTAGAGCAGCTTACAAGGAATTCAAAAATGGAAAACTTGATAATCAATGGTTTATAGTTCCAGTAGAGAATGGTATCGCATTTACTACTAGTGATGGACGACCACCATTTGCTTTCTTAATTAAAGAAATAGCACGTATTGAAGAATTAGAACCATTAAAAGATGATTATATTGCAACTAACTTAACTAAGTTATTAGTTCAATTAATCGACATCGACAAAGAAGGAAATCCTGAAATTGACTTAACGTTAGCAGCAGAATTCCATAAAAACTTAAAGGCTGTAGCAGCTAAAAAGAAAAATGTTGATGCTATTACAACCTTAGCAAAAGAAATTGATGTTCTATCTTTAGGTGAAACAGGAGATGCAACAAAGAACTATGAATTCTTACAAACTTACTATGACCAATATTATGATAACGCTGGTGTATCTGCAGAGTTATTTAATGCTACAACAGCGGGTACACTTAAAGAGTCGCAAAAAAGAGATAATATGTTTATGTGGAAATTACGTGAGCAAATTGCTGTATGGTTTAATTTCTATTTAAGCAATGTATGTCGAAAAAAGATTATAAAAAATAGCAAATTTGTATTTTCATTTTTAGATATGTCCTATACAAATAGAGAGGAAATGATGAAAAGTTATTTAGAGGGAGCTCAATATGGATTCTCCAAGATTGTACCTCAAGTAGCTTTGGGAGTTAAACAACGTTATATTGAATCGCTTACTGCTTTTGAGAATGAAGTTCTAGACTTAGATAGCAAACTTGTTCCCCTACAAAGTTCGCACACAATGAGTAGTAAAATACTTGCCGACAGTAAAGCTGCTCAAACAAAGACTGGTAACTTAGAAGCACAAGAAGCCAGTGAGAAAAAGAATGGACGTCCAGAATTGGATGATAACGAAAAAGAGGATTCTACTATAACGAAGGAAGCGAGTTTATAGGAGGGAGCTACAATGAACGAATTACATAAGTATGCAACCTTTTCAGTTGATTTATTAGGTACTCCTAACAAAATCAATAGTACTTTCTCAATGGGAAGAGCTCGTATCTTCTATAAAGGAATAAACAGAAACCGTTCAATCATCGATGGAGAAGTTGCTGAGCAATTAGCATCAACAATTCCTGGTACACCAGTAATTGGAACATTCAACTATGAAAGTAATGATTTCGAAGGCCACGAGGAAAATCCAAGTGCTTTTGGTTTTATCCCTTTAGAACCACATGCAGCCTGGGTTCATCAAGATGATACAAATAAGGAATATCTAGAAGTAGATGTTGTTATTTGGGATGGTCGTTTTGAAGAAGCTCAAGACATTCTTAAGAATGAAAAGCATTTATCTATGGAATTAAATCCTAGAACAATGAAAGGAACATTTGAGAGAATAGGTGCTAACACTTATTACAGAGTTACATACGCAGAATTTGCAGGCATAACTGTTTTAGGTGATGGCGTAGAACCTTGTTTCGAAGATGCTCAATTCGTTACAGCATTTAGTAATATGGTAAGTGCATACGCATTATATGTTGAGGAAGCACAAAAAAATAATGAAGGAGGTAAAAACATTATGGATAATATTGCTGAAATTGTAGAACCAGAAGTTGCTACTAATCCAGTTGAAGAAGAAGCTACTGAAGTTGTTGAAACAGAAGTTGTTGAAACAGAAGAAGTAGAAGCTACTGAAGCAGTAGAACCTGAAGTTGAGACTGAAGAAGTTGCTGAAGTTGAAGCTGAAGAAGAAGCTGAAGAAGTTGAAGAAGAAACTGAAGTTGTAGAAACTGTTGAAGACACAGCAGAAGGAACAGAATTTGAATCTAAGGAATCTGACGATAAGGAAGAAGACGAAGAAGAAGAATGTCCTGAATGCGGAAAAAATCCTTGCGTTTGTGAGAATTCTTGCAATAAAGAAAAGGATTATTCAGCTTTAGAAGCTGAGTTAGCTGATTATAAAGCAAAATACGAATCACTAGAAAACAAGTATAATGACGCTTTGAGTTCATTAAACAAATACACTAAAAAAGAAAAATTAGAAATTATCAACAAATTCTCTACTAAATTAGAGAGGGATGAGTTAATTGAAAAATTAACAGCCGAGGTAGATAACTATTCGCTTGATGAAATTAAGAATGAACTAGGTCAAGCTTTAGTTGAACAATTATCTGCCGAAGAAGAAACTGAATCTGAAGATGCTGATTCTAACTTTAGCCTAAATATTAATATTGCAGACAACAGTTTAGGAAATAGCGCTTGGGATTTAGTAAAACGCCACAAGGCAAATAAATAATTAGGAGGTACATTTATATGGCAAACTTTATAGCAAAAAGTCCTAAATATGCAGTTGCTGAATTAAATAAAGTAGCTAGTAGAAAAACTGGTGAAATTGAAGCACAATGCAAATTAGGAGAAGATTTCGCTGAAGACGATTATTCACTAGAAAATGGTGCAATCGTATTCGTAAATGCTGAAGACAATACAATCGCTAAAGATTATACAGCTGATAAATGTGTTGACGCTATGTACTTACACTTCTCAAATCCTCGTAGATACGAAGATGGAAGAAGCGGAATGGAAAACTTTATTTACCAAGTAAACGACGATTACGAAACTTTTGGTCATGCTTATTTACCAAGATTATACAAATTAACTACAGGAGATATCTTTACTACTAACTTTGATTTTGAAGCTGGAAAAGGAATTATTACTGAAAAAGTAGAAATCGGTACTACATTCACTTTCGGAAATCACAAAATCATGGCTATAGAAAGTAGCGCACTTGAAACAGTTCCTGCTGATACAATCGGTGCTACTTATAGAGTTATCGCGTAATAAAGGAGGGACAAGACTATGGAATTAAGTAAATTAATAGAATTAGGTATTGCTGCTGCAACTAAGGAAAACATTCCAGCTGAATACAGCTTATCTGACGTTAACGAAACTTTAAGAGACGCATTAAAGGAATTCAACAACTATTCTTACTACAGAGCTAACAAAAACGTTTTATTCCAATTAATCGAAGAAATCGCTAACGTAGTTGTTCCTAAAAAAGTAATCGCTCAATTTGGTTCATTCGCTGAAGTTCAACATGTTAATGTTGGAGAAAAAATAGTTTTCAAACAAAGAACAGGTGTTACACGTGGTAAAAGATTCGTTACTGTTGCTGGAGAATACGGAACATATCGTACATTCAACGTAGATACTAGAGAT